ATGAAGAAGATATGATACCACTGTGGTGGACTTACCAGTCTGTCGAGGCATCTTACAAATATTAAACCTATGTTTATGAAAATTTTTTAGTAGTTTCTTTTGAAACTTATACATATTGAAGCTGACAAGACCCTCATCTACGTTCACAATTTTTATGTGCTTCTCAGTGAAGTACACAGGATCTGATTTGCATTTTAAATACTCTTGAATATCATCTTCTGAAAATTCAAGTTGTGTGTTTGCTTTTTTTAGATTCGGATTACCAAGATAAATGTCACTCATAGAATCATAATTTGTTTAGATAATCTTTAAACGTTATTCCCTCTTTTGCAAATGATGAGGTGCCAAATGCTCCACTGGTTGCGGAGATAGATTTTTTAGCGTACTCACCAGTTTTTTTTACTGTTGATTTTACAGCATCACCTGTTTTCTTTTTAAGTCTTTGTGCAGTATTTGCTACTTTTTTATCTCTCTCTGCTTTACCTTTTTTCTCAGCATCATCTACTTTTTTCATCTGTCTTATCTGACCAGAAGTAGTATCTTTTCTACTATCAGTAGGTCCGTCCATTGCGGACATATAACCTTGTGTTTTTTTATTACCATCTTGATCATATAATTTTTGATCAAATTCTTTTCCTCTTACAATATTTCCTTTATCATCTTTTTCTAGTTTTCTATACCTTTGATTTTTTACGTTTCTACGCACCAGATTTCTTGATGCTGGTTTCTTCATTCTATCATAAGCATTTGACATTCTACTAGCAGTGCTACTAGCAGTCGATGATGTTTTTTTGGTCGCTTTAGCACCAGTCTTTGCTGCTACCTTTGCACCTTTCGCACCTGCTTTTGCTGCTGTTGCAGCACCTTTTGCTGCTGCCTTACCAACCATTACTGCACCTTTTGCTAAAGCAGCAATGGGTGCTGCCTCATCCACACCATAATTATATGATGCATTTACAGCTTTAGTTGCCATTTTATGTGTTGCTATCATCCTTCTTGCTTCAGGACCTGCTTTTTGACCTCTAGCTGCTTTAGTAGCCACTGCTGCAAGTGTCTGGGCACCTTGAGCAACTGCTTGCATTGCAGGTGAAACCTCTGCCATATGATTTTTCTTAGGGTCAACAGATTTTTTGCCCTTATTTTCTATGCGTTTGATCGCACTGTTTAGATTTCCCATGTTTTATTTAGATTGTTTAGACATGTCCTTCAACATCTTTTGAAGGTCGGATGTACTGCCCACGAACATAGCATTATTAGTAACAGATTTAGGACCCTTGTCCTCATCAAGTTCCTTCATCTTCCTTTGTAGGTCTACCAATTTATCTGTGGTATCAGCTACATGTTTTATTAATTGACCTGCGACTTCATAAGCTCTAGGGTGTTGTGAGTCTTGACATACGTCGAGAATACCGTTGACTGCCTCTTGTCCTTTCTCAACAAGGTCATATAATTGTGCACGACTGTATTCATAATCCTTTGTGGGATCATCTTGTTCACTAGATCTTTTTGCTATTCTCTTTTTTTCACGAACAATTTCAGATTTCACATCTAGTGCTTTATCAATAGCATCATAAGAGTTTGACATACTTTTCCAAATAATTACAGAGCAAATATTCGGAGGATTCGGGGTATTTTTTAATTATTTAGATATCGTCACCTTGCACTGTGCTGTATTCAAGTCCATCAGAATCAAAGAATGACCTTGATTCTGTAAACCCAAACTCATCTCCTACCTCAATAAGATCTCTGTCCACTGCATCTACCTGACTGATGGCAGCACCTGCATAATGTTCAGCAATTTCAGATCCAAATTGTGCTCTTGATACAAGTAAATTAGTGCCATTGATCTCTCTGATTCGCATGACCTCTTGATTAATTTGTATGTAAGTATTGGCAGATAACGAGGCAGCAGATGATACTGACACAAGAGTTTGTTTTTTTCCTACCTCCGCAGTGATAGTGGTTGCGGTATCATCATTGTAATCCTTGACCGCTTGTGGTACAACGGTGTATCTTTGTGCTCTTGGTGCCCTGATAGCAGTAGAGTAATCGACTTGTACCTTTTTGATAACACCAGACTCGTCTGTTGGAACCTCTTGATAAAAATATGTTTTTGCAATAAAATCAAGATCGTATTGTATAAATCTACGAGTTGAAAAATCACCTTCATACTCATCTGAGAAAGATACATTGGCAAGAGTAAAAGGTATATCTCTTTTTTCTTCTACACCCTCAAGCATATTGATTGTCACATTATATGATGGTTGAAAAAATGGTAGTATTTGTTCGACAATCTGTAAAGCATCATCTTGTAATTTAGTGGCAAAACTCAATCTAAAACCTATTTCATATGGCACAGGTAAAAATATTTTTTTATGCTTGAGTTTATCTGATCCCTTGCCTGTAAATTTGGTGATTGGAGATGCCTTACGACTGGGATCATAAGAGTATGATGTCAATTCAAATGATATTCTAGGCAGTGTGATAGCAACATTATCATCAAAATTTGATTGTTGTTCAATTCTCGCCAAAAATCTTTGCATAGGTCCGTATGCAATAGGAACTTTAATTTGACTTATTGCCTTGCCATCACTAGCAAATTTCTTAATTTTGATATTGTTGAACAATGTACCGAAAGCAATTACAGTCTTTCTTATTGTCTCGTTGTAGAAATAATTACCTACCATTATACCTCCCCAAATGGGTTTCTTTCTGTGAAGTCTAAGATGTTACTATCAGATCGAGTTTCTATCTCATCACCTGAGTTGTATGCATCATCATCATCATAGTTGATACTATCTAGTGCATATTGAGCAGTGCCAAATCCAATATTACTTATATTCTCACCGACTGCAAAGTCTCCAGAAAGATTTCTTGCAAGCAGTGTATTCGTTGCAGTATCCCAATTAGTCACAAACGCTGTTGTGAGTGATGACTCTCCAGTTATGATTTGACCATACAGGAATGTACCGCTACCAAATGTGGTAGCAGCACCTATTGTTATAACAGGAGCAGATGTATAACTATGACCTGCATTTAGAATATCAATGTCTGTGACTTTGTTAGTTGTTGTATTGATACGTGCGGTGAGCACACCAACTTCTCCACCTGATGCAGGGTTACTGACAGTGACAAGAGGAGCAGTAAGATAACCCTCACCTGCATTAGTAATAGTAATACCTGTAATTACACCACTTGTACCAAGACCTGCAACTGCACTTGCACCTACACCCTTACCATCCTCAGGTATGAATTGTATATTTGGTATCTGTGTATAACCTGCACCAGGATTTGTTATCCTTATATCAGACACCCTCAATGATGTATTGAGTCTTGATCCTGAGGTAGATGTGATTGCAACTGCAGTCGCTTGAGTTCCACTGTCAGGTGGTTCAATGACAATGGTAGGTGCATTGGTATACCCTGCACCGCCACTTATCAAATCAATCTTGTATATACCACCATTACCTATCGTAGCTGTTGCAGTTGCTCTTGTACCCTTATCACCAAGTATCATGGTTACGTTGTAACCCTCGTCTTCAAAGTCGTCATCAATAGCAGTGACACCTGTATCAATAACCTCATCCTCAAACTCGAATGGTTCGCAAGTAAGTTCGTATGTATATCTCTCACGTAATTGATAAAAGTTTTCTATATCATTTACATACTTGATCTCAAATATAATATCCCTTAGTGGGAAATACATGAGATCACCCTCATTCGGTCTAGACTGTGAGAGTAGAGGTGCAATACCCTGATCATATCTTTCTATAGATATGACTATTTTCATCTCTGCTGTTGACCTTACACCAAACTTTGTAAGTAAGTTATAACCAGAATCAAATCCTTCGTATGATGTGATATATCCTTCGATAGGAAATGACTTATCGAACTTTGAACTCGTAATTTCCCTCATCACATCCTTCCTATTCACAAGGGCACGAGGCATGTAGATAAACTCAATACCGTGTATCTGGATTGTCTCATTAGTCAAATCCCTCAACAGGTTCTGTTCACCCTTGCTACCTTGTAAGAAGAACGGATTGAGTGCCATTTATACTAATCCTTTTTGTTTTATAAAATTACCTAATTTTTTTCTGTATATTGTTGGGTCAAACTTCCCTGTATCTGGATTGATAGAAGTGCTCTTCATTGTGTTAAAATCTTTTTGCAATCCTTTGGAAGGAAAATTTATTATGTCAGCTTCAGAAATATCTGAGATAAATTGTTTGAATGTTTTCATTATCCTATAAGGTCTAGTGGTGGCATTTCGTTCATGAATTGTTTGAATGTTTTCATTTTTTCTCAAAAGGATTTGGCATTATCGGTCTA